AACTAAAGACCATGATTTACCACCTCCAGGATTACCAAAAACAAGACCAAAATCTCCGTTTCCAAGTCCACCTTGTAGTAAGTTATTAATACGTTCCCAAGGAGTTGGAATAACCGTTCTTGAATTTTCCTTATACCTTTCTTCAATGTCTTTAATATATTCATGACCAACGTTTTTATCCTGTCCTGCTTTTAATGCTCCATCAACAAGCATTCTGATACCATCAAAATCACCCGCCTTAAGTAAATCAACAGAGGACATTAATGCTTTTTTTAACTGTTGATTTCTACAAAAATTAGTAAATTCTTCCTGTACATACTTTAAATCCTCATCTGATGATACATAAGCCTGTTTTAATTCATCTTTAATAGATATTTTTAAAACATCATTATCTATTTTTTGTAATTCTACTTTTAATACCTCAAGTGAAGGAGTTGTATGGTATTTTTCATAGTATTTAACTATTTCTTTAATTACCCATTTATGGGCACTTTTCTCAAAGTATTCCTCACTAATAATATCATGGATATTAGTTAAAAACTCCTTATGTGTAAGCAATGAAGATATTGCTTTAATTTGAAATTCTGCTCCGTATTGATTTAATGTTTGTAGTGTCAATCCTTATAACCTTTAAAATGATAAAACTTTTCTTTTAACCATATATCTAAATTTCTGATCATTCCTCCTAATTTATCTTCATTATATAATTGAATAAATAATTTATTATTTAAATCAGGAAATTTTTCATCAATAAGATAATCTAAGTATTCTATTTGTTGTTGATCTACCATTGGAATACTTAAATCCATAATTTTATAACTGTTTTCTAACTTAATCCTATCATGGACTATTCTAGAATATACAACATGTTCTTTAAACTTCCTAGCAGATATGTCAAAAATATCTTCTAATGTAAGTACTTCTGTTTGTAATTCAGGGAATTTTTTAAATATACCTTTTTCACCTAATCCTTTAACCCCTGGAATTTTATCTGAATTATCACCTAATAATGTTTTATATAAAATAAAATTCTCAGCTAATACACCAAATTTTTCTTTTACTGTTTCGGAATTATAATATTCCTTTTCCATTGGTCTATACAATATAATTTTATCAGTTACTAGTTGAACAAAATCTTTATCACTAGATACAATAAAACATGTTGAATTATGTTTTTCTACTAATTTTTTAGATAACACTGCTATAATGTCATCAGCTTCCACCTTATCGATTACGGTGGTTTTAATAGGTAACATTTTTAAATACTGAATTAGACGTACTATTTGGTCAACTTTTGCATCATGCTCATCACCTAAATCCTCAAATACTTCCCAATTAGTAATTCGTTGTAAATTCCTACCTGATTTATATTCGGGGAGCAAATTCTTACGGTTGGTTGCAGAACCTGCTCCGTCGAATACTACATAAACAGATGTTGGTTGGGTTTGATTTATTAAAGCACCTAAACTACGAAGAAATCCACCTAACCCACCAATGTGAACTCCATCAGGATTTACCATATTTAACATTGCAAAGTTTCTAAAAAACAGATTTAATCCATCTATTAGTAATACTTTATCATGTTTTTTTAAAGTTGGCTCCTCCCTTTGCTCCTGGACCTCGTCCAGCAACTTAAATAATTCTTTATGCTTCATAATTTCTATTCAGGTTCTTTCTCGAATTGAGATATATCTTGAACTTCCTCACCTTCTTCTATAACATCAAAGTTCATACCTCCCAATATCTTAGCCCATTCCTTGGCATTTTGTTCCTTATACTTTTTAAGCTCATTAGGATCATCATTAATAAAACCATGAGGTGTCATTACAATTCTACCTCTAGTAGTAACACCATTAATGTGATTTTTATCAATTTGTAAGTTAGCTCGTTTAGCAAATTCTACCTGCTTACCATCTTTAATTGCTTTAATTTTAGATGTTCCTGCAGTCATAATATTACCAAATGTAACTACAAATGTTGAATCAAACCACATTGCATAACCACCTTTATTCATTAATTTAGGTTGACCCATAGGTGATTCTGGTTTTAATGTCCAAACTTTATTAACACAAACTAATGTGTTAGTATAAGGTGAAGATTCCTTTCTTGATAATGTAATTTTTTGATTTACATTATTACCAAATTGGGTTGACATTGCACCTGCATTCCATTCATTATTGTTTTTATTTGATTTAAGTGACATTTCACAAGGTACTGAACCAATACTATCCCATAGGAATAATAAATCATAAGGTAAATTACCTTTTTTCTGTTCATCCATTAAATCTAAAATAAAACCAGCTACGTCTTCTATTGAATTAATAGTTTCTCTATCTACATAAATAAAATTACCTTCATAATCAATAATTTCACCATCATTATCTCGAGTAATATTAATATCAAGACCCATTTGAATTGCATGTTCCCAATTCCATTTCATCTCAGTAATAATAAAAACAGGCAGTATATCTCTTTTTTGAGCTGCTACTGCTGCTTCTATCATTGCTGTAGTTTTGCCTGTGTCGGAGTGTCCTCTTAGTAACACAATGTGACCCATAGGAATACCAGGAACGGAAGTTACGTCTTGAAACGCTTTGGATAATGGTATCCATTCCTGATCTTTGAACTTAATGTTCTTATCTAAACCCTTTTTATTTTTAAATGCGTTAAGATCGAATTTAGATTTTATTTCCTTAGAGACTGCCGCCGACAGTGATTTTTTCTGTCTCGCCATATTTAAAAGGGTAAATCATCAACTTTATTATCTTTATTATCATCAAATAAAGAATCAAACTTATCACTTTTATTTTCTTTGGCTTTAGAAGTATCTAAAGAAAATTTACTAGGTTCAGGTTGAGTTGTATTATCAAACCCTTCAGCTGGTTCAGAAATAATTTCTCCCTCTTCAGCTGTATCCTCAGGCGCTAACCATTTTTCCAGTGCTGATTTCATTTCATCAAATGTAAATTTCTTAAATTCAGCATTTGGATCCGGTTGTTCTTTAGTCCATTTTTCTACTAAAGCAGCATCCTCACTTAATGGAGTTTGTTTTAATCTAACTCTAACTGATGATTTATTATACTGAGTACCAGTAGATTCAGGTCCTACAGTTTCAACTGTAAGGTCTCTACCAGAAGCAACGTCTGTATAATCACCAATTTCTTCATCTACAGCTAATGAAAGTAATTCTTCATAAATTAATTTTCCAAATTGCCATAGTCTTACACCTTTGTCCTCCTCTCCTCTAACGATAACAGGGACAAATATCCTTGTTTTTGGGTCTAACTTTTTAGCTAGAACATAATTTTCTTTATTATATTCCTCTCTAAGTTTACCCGCAAATAAAGCAATTGGATCTTTTTCTCCATAATTAAGAGGTGAAATCATAACTTTATTTGTAATCCCATAATAGAACTTAAGTTCAGTAAATGGGTTTTTAGAATTGAAAGCACTAGGTACTATTCTAATCTGTTGTTTACCTACAGTAGGTCTCCAGAAAGTCAAACTATAATCTCGTTTTTGACCCGTGGATTGTTTTTGTTGGAGTGTGTCCAACTTCTGTTTAAGCATTGATAAATCCATAATTTTTATAACTTTTTAAAATGTAACTACAATATACGAACTAAAATTTGGGGGGCCAAACTATAGTTCAATTATTTTATAAATTTTTGTATTTAATTGGTTCAACTCATTATGTTGTGTTAATAAAATACAATTTTTATAATGTTGCCAATCAACTTGATATGATGAATCAACAACACCCCCGTTTAATTTTTTTATTAACTCATTTAAAGCGTTAATAGTATATAAGGTATTTGATTCTTTTTTTCTATGGACTAAGATAGTATTATCTGGAATAGTATGAACGTTTCCTTGGTCAACATTATAAGTGATAACATACTCATCTTTACCAACTATTTCCAAGACGAATAGTTTATTGTAGATAATAGTATACTTGCTTTTTATTTCTTCTAAAAGCCCGTCTAAATTATCTAGATCAGTAAATGTACAGAATAGTTTATTATTCAAATCACTAATGTTTTTGATGTTAGTTATAACATCATAGTTCGCATTATACGTATTTGAAATATTATCTAAAGTCGTAATCATAACCTTGTTTTATCTTTATATTAAATTTATATTTTTTAAATACTTGCTCAATTTCCTTCATTGTTTCTAACTCTTCCTCAGCCAAATCAAATAAAAATGAATCATATGTATATAATATTAATTTTGTTTTTTTACCTTTTAAAATACAAAATATATCCCATAGTATACGAACGTTCATTGACGTCTCCAAGTTTTGTAACAAATAATTAAATAATTTTTGAGGATTCATTTCTTTATAGTAATCCCTTTGATACACATAATTTGAAATAGGACACACAATCTCCTCTCCTCCGTAGAAATCGAGCCACATATTATGTATATACTTTTTTATTTTACTAAAATATTCCAGGTGCTCATATTGTTTAAATACACCTCCATATAACTGTTTAAATGTTAATTCTTTTGATTTAGCATAACTTACTCCGTATAACCCCGCCATATGATCGTGAATATCCACAGTGGGGAAATTATAATCAATGAGACGACAAGACAAGCTAGGATGATAAGCGCTAATGTCAATTTCATATAGAATATCATTATCTGGTATAAAAGATTTCCTACATCCATTTTCCTTATTAAGTGCTGCATAGTTTACTCCTTTGAATTTATTACTAGGTCTAGTTGTTAGTGTTTTTAAGTTGTACTGACTGTAGACTCGTTCACCATTAACGGGATGAAAATGCTGTTGGAATCTAGGTACGTGTATTCGAAGTCCACTTCGCTCGATAGCGTTGAATACCACGGATACTCTACTGTTATAAAACTCTCCATATTTTGTTGGTTTAGTATTTTTATAATTTTTATATTGATGATTAAAGTAATCTTCACACATTTCATAGTGCTTAACTACCGGTATCATTTCATTTACATTAAGTTTATCTTTATGTCTATAATAAAAAATGTTATGTGTATCGGTTAATTCCTGTATATACGTATTAGGGAATATATTTATGTCAACAAGAGTTTTTAGCGGGAAATAATGTAATATCTCCTTTTTATCCCTACAATATAATACCTCAAATTTATTTAATAATCGGTCTATACTTGTTTTTAACACACTTAGTGTTTCACTATGGCGTAGGCATATCATATAGCCTTTATGTGCATCAACCGGTCTAAAATACACCAAACTAACGTTATTTTCAACAGGGTGTACATTATGACTACTAGGGATTACATCTATATACGCCTTTTTATAACCACTATTTATTAAAACCTCGAGTTGACTTTCGTCCTCTATTAACCAATACATAGAACCTTTTTATCATCGTAATATAATAAGAAAATTAGTAACCTCCACTTGATCCTCCACTTCTTCTATAAGTTGTTTGAGGTTGTGTTTCTTGTTCTAAGTTAAGTACAATTCTTTCTAATGAACCACTAATAGGAATTAAAAAATCATGTGGGTAAGGTACATGAGTTGCTCCAACCATAGGTCCTTTATCAGGATGAATATGATAAGGGCCAACATATATTTTGCCCGTTTTTTTCTCCTTAAATTCATTTCCTTCAGTTACTAAGTTTTCCGCAGGAATGTATTTAAAATATTGAGTAAAATTTAATTTAAAATAATCTAATAAACCCTCAAAATTAAATCTTTTTTGCATTAATATAGTTATATTTTTATTAGTTTTACCAACTTGTTCTTTAATACCTGATATTTGCCAATTAAAACTTAATGCCTTATAAAGATCCGATTGAACGGATAAATTTGATGATTTAAATAAATCATATTCTTTTTTATTAACTTCAATTATGAATTTATCATTTCTTTTTTTTAAGAAATACCTTTCAAATTCTCCTAATTTATAATCTGATTCAGTAGGAAATGGTTTTGATGACATAGGAGGTCTAGGTGCATTTCTATTAACTTTAA